AGAGCTACGAACTTCAGTCAGGCTAAGTTTATAGCTGAGAATGCTAAAACTCCTATAAATATAAATTCTTCTCAGGTTAAGAGTATTCTTACATCTACTACACAGTTACCTAGAGGTAAGTCTTACTTCGGTAACCCCCATAACTATCTTCAATCTATAGCTGATCAGAATAACTTACTATCATTCTTTGATAGTCACACATGGAATATAAATGATTTAGGTAAACCATTAGGAAGTCTTATAGCTACATATGCTCCAGTAAATCCTCAAGGTGGTCCTCCTGTAAGAATAGGGAACGTAACATTAAGTTTAATAGGACAACCGCAACAGACGCAGCTTGGGGTAGACTTCAGAGTTCTACTAGACCCTAATGTTCAAGTAGTCGCCCCACTAAATCAAGTTGCAGTGATGCTTCAGTATGTTCGTCAAGCCCCCATAGCTTTTCCTGTTCCTCAAGGATCCACGCCTCCAAGGCCATTAGCTAATCAATATGCTGTAATTGGAGTACGGTTTACTGGGGATACTAGAGGTAATGCGTGGTATTCTGATATTACTGGAGTATCTCAAGTTCAAGATATGCTTCAGTTGTTAGGTGTTTCTAAGCAGGCTGATGTTACTCAGTGAGGAATTATGTATTCTGTACAACAGCGTCTAGCCCTAGCTACTGAACCTATAGTGGGTGCAGCATGGCAGTGGGCTTGTATGCTACGCTGTGCTACTCCTGGTATAGTAGTATCCTTCGATCCAGTAAAGCAAACTTGTGTAGTTCAACCAGCTATTATGGAAGAGGTTCTTTTACCTCCTCCTGGACTACCTCCTTTTGCTGATGGTACCCCTAATACTACTCAGAATATACCTACTAAAGTAGCTATTGCTCCTATACAGGATGTACCTATTATAATGATGAGAGTTCCTGGGTGGTCTATAACTTTACCTATAGTACCAGGAACAGAATGCCTTCTCATATTTGCAGACTCTTGTATAGATGGTTGGTGGCAAAGTAGCGGTGTTCAACCTCAGTTTGACCGTCGTAGACATGATCTTTCTGATGCTTTTGCTTTATTCGGGCCATGGTCTCAGCAAAAATTATTAACCGATTATTCTACTACATCTATGCAGATAAGGTCTGATGATCAGACGGTGATAATAGACCTATCTACTGATGGAGTTACGATTACAGCCCCATTAGTTAGTATTCAGCAAAACACTAGTGGAGTCCCACTAGCTTTAGTTAATGATAATTGGTTTCAATGGTATAAGAATCACATTCAACCTTTTCTAGTAGGATTGGGGTACATTGGTCCTATTATGCCTATTAATTCCGAGACTACGGTATTGGAGGCTCAATAATGGCTACTATAACAGTAAGAGCCTTAGGACCTAATGGAGATCCTCTACAAGGTAATGGTCAGAATAACTTTATATCTGATCTTGCTGCTGTTACTCAAATCATTAAGACTAGACTTTTATTATTTCAGGGTGAGTGGTTCCTAGATCTATTAGATGGATTACCTTTATTTCAGTCTATTCTAGGGGCTTCTGGTAGTCAGCGTAGTCAGCGTAGTCTTCAGATTATCATCAATTTGATATCAGCTAGAATAACAGGGACTCCTTATGTAACTGGAATAAGCTCTATATCAGCTTCTTATTTGAATAGAAGTTTTTCCTTTAAAGCTCAAGTTGAGACTCAGTTTGGTACGGTTTTCGTAACCAATACCCCTGGTGCATCAGCTACACTAGCCCTATCATCGTAATGGAAGAGAGATAATGGCCTATTTTCCTCCAGTTATTACCGCTGCTGGTTTGTCCGTACCTCAATTCTCGGACATATTAGCGTCTCTAGTAGCTAGCTATAAGTCTATCTATGGGGCCTCTACTTATCTAGGTAATGACGCGGCTGACTTTCAGTGGATTTCATCTATAGCACTTAAACTAAATGGCAACATGGGGCTCTGTCAACTATCATATAACTCTAGATCCCCTATCACAGCCATAGGGTCAGATCTTGATTCAGTAGTTGAGCTTAATGGAATAGCCCGTCTTTCTTCTACATCTTCTTCAGTAGTATTAGTTCTTACTGGCACATCTGAAACAGTTATAAATAATGGAGTAGTTTCTGACGCTAATGGTATTCTATGGTCTCTTCCATCTACAGTAACTATTGGTTCAAGTGGTACTGTTAGTGTTAGTGCTATATGTCAACAGAGTGGGGCTATTAGTGCTAATTCAAATACAGTAATTAATCCTGTTGGAGGTTTTACAGCCGGTTGGGTTTCTGTTACTAATCCTGGTCCTGCTGTAGTAGGTACTCCAGTAGAATCTGATTCTAATTTAAGATCTCGTCAAGTAGTATCTGTTGCTCTTCCTTCTTCCACTAGATTAGCCGGAACTCAAGCTGATGTTGAGGCTGTTAGTGGAGTTACTAGAACTAATATATTAGAGAATCAGACCTCAGTTACTGATAGTTATGGCAATGAGAGTCATTCTCTTACTTGTGTAGTTGAAGGTGGAGCAGACCTAGATATTGCTACCGCTATATATGATAATAGAGGAATAGGATGTAATACTCAAGCAGCTACAGTTCCTACAATGACCATAGTTCCTGTAACAGATCCTAATTCAGGCGCTGTAACTAATATAGGTTTTGTTAGACCTGTATATGTTCCTATTTTTGTTAGTTTGAGTGTACACGGTCTTAATGCTGGCTTTACCACAGCCACTCAAGCCGCTATTGTAGCCGCTATAGTAACCTATCTAAATAGTCTTAGTATTGGAGAAGAGATACTTCAATCCTCATTATATGGTGCTGCTTTATCTGTTATACCTAAGCCTCTTCAGCCACTATTCTCCATCAGAGCTCTTACTCTAGGTATTACGGCTTCTCCAGTAGGAACAACTGATATCGTTTTAGATTTCTTTCAAGTAGCTACAGGAATCTCAGCTGATGTAATACTGACGGTGATATAGTTATGGCTACTTTTCCTGTTCAATCTCTTCCTCCTGGCTATTACCAAAATCTTTTAACTTCTGAATATAAAACTACTGAAGAGTTTAATCAGTGGTTATTAGCTGTTCTTAATATAGCTAATGACATTAGTAACTGTCTAGAGACCATAAGCTCAGCCTTTGATCTTAATTATGCAGTAGGAGTCCAGTTAGATACCTTAGGAGTAATAGTAGGGGTTTCTAGAGTTGTTCCTTTTCAACCTAGGTTTGGTGTTAGTCCAGTTTTAGATGACACTACTTATAGAATTCTAATCAGAGCCACTATTGCTAATAATCAGTGGGATGGTAAGATAGGGAGTCTCTATCCTATATGGAATGAGTTATTTCCTGGCGGTCATATAACTATTCAAGATAATCAAAACATGACTGCTAACATTTTGGTTACAGGAACTTTTACCTCTATAATCCAAGACCTCATAACTAATGGTATGATTGTACCTCGCCCACAAGCTGTACAGTATACCTACAATTTTGGAGAACTTCCATTCTTCGGATTTGATCTAAACAATGCATTTATAGCTGGTTGGGATACAGGAAAATGGTCATAGGAGAATGTCATGCCAGGTAGTAATAATTTTCAACAGTGGAATCCTTCTCAGATAAATCAGGAATCTGATGTTGCTTATACTTCTGATGCTCAGAGGGTAGGTGGTGCTCCTAATGGCGTAGCTTTTCCATCTCAAACAGGCAATAAACTATTCTACCAAGTAAGCACCTTTGTAACTGCTTTTTGTCAAATGATGGCTACTAAAGGATATAATGTTGTAGATACTAATATAGCTACTTTAGCTAGCGTATTAGCGGCTGTTAGAACAACAGCGGACCTGGTGAGTGGGCTTGACTCTATATCATATTCTTCATCTATTACCTGTGATGCCTCATCCTTTGCTGGATTTGAAATATCTCTAGCCGGTAATACTACTTTAACAGTAACGGGAGTTGCGGCTGGTCAGTCTCTAATTTTTATATTTGTGCAAGATTCTGCTGGTGGCCATATAGTTACTTGGCCAGGAACATTTTATGGAGGTTTACAACCAGACCCTACTCCTAATTCTGTTAGTGTTATAGTATTTGATATAGATGCGGGATTGAACGGTAGAGCGGCTTCTCCAGTTATATCTAACAACGGCACTTTTGCTACCGGAGGTCTTATCTGCCCTACGCGTTCTCCTGGAGATAATACTACCAATGCAGCCACAACAGCTTTTGTTGGTGCCGCTATTACGGGGTCATTTACTTTAGGTAGTAATTCTAATGGGGCATGGGTTAAGGATCCAACTGGGGAATTAACACAGCGTAATGGTAACGTCTCATTAGGGGGTGGTGATTTTGCGGTCACATTTCCTATAGCTTTTGCTAATACAATAAACTTAAGTGTCGTTGTAACTGTTGTTTATCCTAGTGGGGATACTGGGTTTCTTACAGTTAATAGTATTACTACTTCTGGTTTTAATATCCATCAAAATGATCTAACTGGGATGTCAGCAAACTGGATAGCAATTGGTAATGGTAGTTAAGGAGAAAATGATGCGTAAGTTTTTAGTGCTTCTAGCTGTAATTTTATCAGTAGGGGCAGCCCATGCTCAGTTTGTCCTTACCCCTAACTGTGGACTTGAGATACCAGCCAATGGTAGTACTAACTGGAATTTTCCTCTTAATTATAACTTTAATCTTATAGATAGTTTATTAGGAGGAACACTACCAAGTCCTTGTTTAGGTATTCCTCTTAAACCTGTATTTAACACAGGTTCTCCTACTTTAACCTGTAGTATTGGGAATCAGGGTCAAGAATACTATAATACGTCATCTAGTCCGTATGTTGGTTATATCTGTAATGCAGGAGCTTGGCAGCTCCTTCCGGCTAGTGCCGGTGGCATGAACCAACTTAACGGAGATGCGGTAGCTGGTCCTGGTTCTGGACTACAAACAATTACTTTAACTACTGTAAATAGTAGTCCTGGTACTTGTGGAGACTCTACTCACGTAAGTCAAATTATAGTTAATGGAAAAGGACAAACAGTAGCTTGTACTCCTATAGCTATTTCAGCAGGAGCATTCCCATATCCTCCTGCTGGAATTGCGGTATCTACAGGTTCAGCCTGGACTACACAAAACTTTTCCTATATAGTGGCTTTATGGGCTAGTGGTAGTTGTACTAGTGGTTATCTGAAGTTCGACGGTACTTGCTCTACTCCTAGCGGCGGTGGTCTTAACCAACTTACTGGTGATGTAGTGGCTGGTCCTGGTACAGGCTCTCAAGCAGCTACATTAGCTACTGTAAACAGTAGTCCCGGTACTTGTGGAGATTCTACTCACTCCTGCCAAGTAACTGTTAATGGAAAAGGTTTAACTACTTCTCAAACACCTATTGCTATATCTTCCAGCGGCGGCGTCCCGAGTGTCAACGGGATTACGACGGCGGTGACGGTTGCGGCAGGATCGAATGTAACTGTTGGCACCGTGGGAAGCACGATCACGATCAACTCAACGGGTGGCTCTAGTAGCAATTGGGGAACTGGTAAGACGCTGGCTATTCTCTTCGGTTCGCGTGGTGTTGTGTCAAGTACGTACATCGTCGGGGGTCCAGATAACGACTATGGTACGGTAACG